GCCATCGACATGTCGATCGTCGCAAGGCCAAGTTCAACCCCTTTAGAGGCCAAAACTTGGTTCCTGCTTTGATCGTCCAGATCGATCCCATGTCGTTTCAAACGGCTTCGGATCAGAGCTCCGATCCCCTTCTGAATATACATATTCATACAGGGCTCGATAGCAATGACCCTATCCGTTTTCCAGTTCTTCGGTACGGTTACGACCTTGTTGCCTGGTACTACTTTTGGCCAGGCGTCTCCCTGCGAAAGCAGGCTATCTAGCCAGATAGGAACGGCAGTAATTGCTGCCGTAGCGAGAGCAAGGTTGCCTATCGTTGCCTCCGGTATTCCGGAGAATTTGTACGCTAAGTCAGAACGTCTGCGGGGCAACCGAGTGGTCGCCCTAGGACCGAAGCTGAAATTGCGTGCGGCTTGGTTCCAATCGAACGGTCCGAGAACATGACAAATTTTACGCCGAGCCGACTCTATTATCGACTCGACGGACGTGGCGGCTAAGCCGTAGCACGTCTTGTCACGGAGGATTCGTTCGTTTGCAACTTTGCACAGCTCCTCAGCGGCGTGAAATCTCTCCCAAGTAGTGCGCTCTTTGTCAGGTGACGGTAAACCGTCATCGAACTTTGAGTACATTTCCTCAACGAGATATTTTACTCCGAATCTAGAGGGACTATTGCCACCCCGCCAGTTGAAACTGGTAGGGCGGATTGGTCCCGCCGGATTGAACTCGCCGTCCCACCTGAGAGCTCGTAAGAGCTTTTGAGTGAAGACGGTGAGGTCCAAAGGAACAGCAACGTTAGCCCGCCGGTTACGGCGAGGAGGCTTACGAGCCATAGAGATACTCCAATAGTTAGTAAACCAATCAGGCGGGGGATACCCCCATAGTCGGCATTGCGCCGAAACGCAAGGTGCTTAGTAGATCGGTTCGACATTTTCGCACACAGCCACGATAGTGGTATGGGCGAGAAGGCCTGATACGATCTTCAGAGCATTCTTGCGCTCCTGGGCTGTGGATTTCTGACTGAGATTGAGCGCAACCTCGAAGCTCGAGTTGCGAACAACCACGGTCTCACCATCCACCGTTGCTTCTTCGGGGAAATTCCCCTTGAGAATCACGCGGTAAGCTCCGGTTGCAGAGTTCGGACTCCGAACTTCGACACTGAGAGTCTCGAAGCCCTGAGGCGTAGCTGCGGACCGGTTTGCGAAACGTGCAGTGGCACCGTCAGTAGTGACGGGGCTGAACACGTGCGCGACCGGAGTCGCTTCAGCGTCATTAACGCTGATGGATGCCAATGCTGGCATGGGTGGTCCTTATCAAGGATTGATGTTGGCTAGACATAGCAGGCTAGTATCACCTGCGGCCAAACGCCTGAGCTAAAAGCGATAGTGCATTCGCCATATGGCCAAGGCTTAGAGGGTTCTTCACCCTCGGGAGCGCAGGACGTGGTGAGCTACTATAAACGGACCTATTTAGGGCCTTCTCATAGTAGGAACTCTGGGCACGGTTTCCCGTGGCATACCGATAGGTATGTCCAGGCTTGTCAAAAGGCAAGCGATACCCTCTCATCACGAGCTGAGTCCTCTCAGACCTGGAACCACTCTTGAACTTCCATCCAAGTGTGGCATCCAAAGTCGATAGCCAGTCACCGACAGGGAGCATCCAGTCCACTACGAAAGAGTAGGGGACAAGCTCCCAGGCGATTTCCAGAGGGTTTGTGAGACCCAAGCGGGATGACCAAATCAACGTATCGATATCAGGCTCATAATCAAGTCTGATAAACATGGAACCTTCAGAGAAACCGAAGATCCGT